CAATATAACCTGAAAAAGCTGACGGTTTTCTATACAGCCGTGCACGATACCTTCAAGCACGGCTAAAAGCCGTGCTTTACAGCTTCGGCTCGTATCGCCGATAATATCCTGCAGGGCGATTTCCAGCCCCTCGGTTAATTGTTTAATGCTCCATAAAAATTATGGCTTTCTCCGTCTTTCCAGCCGTACATTATAGGCTCGTGTTTCCATTTGTAATCAACATGTGATAATGTGAAATTATTTTTTACCCAAACTAAACATTGATGAGGTGCATAGCCAGCTTCTTTCAATGCATTTATGAATATATCGCTGTTTAATTGTGCATAGAATATATAGAATGCAGCCCCTGCTTTAGCTCCTATAAACATAGAATTGAAAGCCTTTGTTAAAAATTGCATAAACTCTGCACTGTTTTTTTTATCGTTGTCTATTTTTAATTTTTCGGAAGTCTTTCCTATGTAATCAACATTGTATGGCGGGTCTGTAAGTATTAAATCTGCTTTGCTGTCGCCCATGATTTTAGCTATGGTGTCAGCTTCGGTGCTGTCCCCACATACAAGCCTGTGTTCTCCTAGTTCATAAATCTCGCCAACTTTGCTTATTGGAGGTTCATTTATAATTACAGCTGGAGCCTTATCGTCTTCTTTGGTCTCAGATTTTTCTTGTATTAATGAAAGGTCTAGTAATCCGTCAGGAAGCTTAATATCGTCTAGCTCTATTTTTAGACCGTCTAAAAAATTCGCTACGCTTTCTTGAGTCATTTCTCCATAGGTGCTACATATGCGTAGCAGTAGATTTTTTGCTGCTTCTTCATTTGGTAGGTCGATATAAACAACAGGTACTTCTGCTATTGTCTCTCCATGTGCTTGCATGGTTTTTAGCGTCTGTAATCTTCCGTGTCCGTCTAAGACTTTATTTTTGCCTTCATGCTTCCAAACAAAAAAAGGTGTTGCAAACCCATATTGCTTTATGCTTCGTTCAATTTTTAGGATGTCGTCTTCTGTTCTTTTTTTTAAGCCACCTTGAAATTCAGTTAGTGCTGATAGAGGTAATGTATCTTTTGTATCACATGTAATTTTCATTTATTCCCCTCTCAGTTTGCGTTCAAAATCTTTTAAGTCTTCATCATTTTCATCTGAATCTGTTGGCAACTCCCACGCACTACGAAGCTTTTCCATCTGTCTAACATAACTATCTTTTTTACCTCCAGTATGCTCATAGAGCCTATAGCCGATAATCTCGTTTAACTTTGTGTCATGTAAGCCCTTAAACAATGCTTGAAACTTATACCAGTGCATATCGCTTGTAATTAGGTCTATGCCATATTTCTCTACAAATCCTGCGTAGATATAGTCACCGTCAATTACAAAATCAACGATTTTTACATCTTCCTCTCTTTCTTGAAATCTTGGTAAAAGTTCTGGTGGGTTGCAAAATTGAATTAATGCAAGTACCCCATCTTGCCTGTTGCTTGGCTTACAACCTCTATACATAAAGTCAAAATCATTAGGTGCTACCCCTTTATTTTCTATTAATTCTAGAAACTTAAGCCAATACTTAAATGATGTTTGGATATAATAGAGGCTACCTTCCACTTCTACAGATTCGGGTAGCCCTGCTTTTTTTAAGTCAATCATTATGTTGTAGCCGTAAAGGTTTCTCCTTCAAAAGAGCCTTTTATAAAGGTTGGCTCGCCTGTTCCATTAATTGTAACCGCTCCATTTGTGATGTCATTCAAAGCAATGTCAAAGTCTATGGTCTCATTAACAGTATCCATTTGATTGACCGTTAATAAAGAATCAACTTTCCATGCTTTGTAACAATCTACGCTGTCGGATTCACCGGGCGGAGTGTACGAGCCTTTCTCTTTATAGAAAGCAATAAGCACGTCTCGGTGTGCTTCCTCACCCGTAGCCCGATTAAAAAGCATATCGAAGATTGTTTGATAATCGGGTTCATTTTTGAACATCGTGAGGCTCTGCGAGAGGCTTGGTTGGTAACCCACGATTTCATTCTGAGGTGTTTCACTCGATATGAAGTCGTAAGTCTTTGTTTGTGGGTTCATGGTAAGCGTGAAAGTCGTAGATTTCTTTATCCGCGTCCATTTCGGAACTGTTTCCGTACCCGTGTTGATAAACGGAACTACTTTTGTTTTTTTAATTAAATCAGCCTTCATTATGTTTTCTCCTTAATTTGTTTCGGCAGGTTCTAAATATTCGCATTTTATTGCCGTTGCATATGTCGTATACTCTTTGCTGTCTGTGTCTATATATTGTGGAAGAGTAACAGCTTCGCAATCTATAGACACGCCATCATCTCTGATTACTGTTGCACCGTCCAGTTTGTCAGTTATTTGTTTGGCTGTTTCTCGTGCTTGCTCTGCATTTTTTAATCTTACATAAAACGTTAAATTCCAAGAAACAAAACGAGATCCGTCCGTAAATCTTTTTTCTGCTGCGGGGCTGGGGTCGTGTCTTACACATGCCCCGTCAGTGTCTGAAAACGGAATAAGATCACAATAGATCGTAAACGGTAAGCTTAGAGCTTTTTCTACCCATTCGCTTACAACCTCAGCTATGTTTGATTTCGTCATTAACTAATTTCCTCCATTGCTCTAGCCATCTAGCTTTTGCTGCTTCAAACCACTTTGCACAGGCATTAGGATTGTGTTGTTGTGAATGGTCAAAACTCTCTCCATAATACTGGCGGTGAGCGTATGGTGTATGCCACAAAACAGTTCCACTTCCTATTACTGTGTTTATAATCCCTGATTTTTGTAAGGTGCTTGTTTTGTTTGGTACAAAATGGTTACTGTCAGCAAGTACCTGCGTATCTAGCTTCATCTGTGCACGTTTTACTTTCTTATTAAGCTTTGTTTTAATTTTTGCTTCGTTAAAGTTTGCTTTTGCTTTAAACTCTATCCCGCCATCCTTATTCAAGGGTTACCTCCCAATGATGAGGAGCATCATCTTGAGTATAGCAAGGTGTTATACTCCTAACTGTGAAAACTTGCCCTTGCCATTCAACAACATCTTTTTCTGTGGGGAGTTTTCTTTCTACTACCTCTCCGTCTGCATTCTCATAAAAACTGTTTTTGGTATCGATAAAAAGCGTCAAACTGTCTCCTTTAATCTCCCCGTAAGCTCCACGTATTGATTGCAACTTTGCCCCTATTCTCACTTGCTTCAAGATTGTTTGTGCATAAATAGGAGTTCTATTCCGATCAAGCCCAGTAGGTTTTTTCAATACACAACTATGTACTAAAAGATGTTTTGGTATTGCTTTTGGCATTACCTTACCCCTTGCATAATGTCACAATAAAGCTTTAACCATTTGTATTTTTTCGCTTCTGCACTTTTTGCATTTAGCTTTACTGACTCTTGTGCTACAGTGCGGTCGTATGAATATGAGTAGCCGTTTATCGCTTCACTGCTTATTGCTCCACTACTACTGTTTGCTTCCTGTGCCGTGATATAATCTACCTCAATCATCATGCAAACTGCACTATCTATCCCGTCTTTCTCACGCTCAATAAGCATACCATCGTTTATAAGCTGTTTTACAAATAGCTTATTCCCGATGATATATTCATTAAAAGAAGCCTCGTTAGGAATGACGGAACGTCCTAGAGTTGTTTTATAAAAGTTATAGTTTACATTTTCAAACATTCCGCCTATCTCCTTATTTGTTTTCAACATCTTTTCCGTTTTTTTCCAAGGTCGTTTTATCTTTCGTGCTGTCAGTTGATTCAGTTTTAGGCTGTTTTTCTTGCGTTGATTCGTCCTTTGTCTTTTTCTCTTTTTCTTTCTCTTTCTTTGTTGGGATATATCCTATTGTTCGCATATTGTGCCCCTTTAAGCTTTGTGGTGTAGATAAATACCTGCGGTTTTGTTTTCGTATACGTCAGCAAGTCCATACTCACGGAAGTTGAAAATCCAAGCGTCAGCGTCGGGGTTGTCTTCTGGCGGGATTGCCTTATTTACATTGTGTTTTGTAAACTGTAAGATTGCCGATTTTTCTATAATAAGAAAGTTTATATCCTTCCCTGCTGACGCTTTCTTAAAACCACCTTTTTCCTCTCCACTTTTTTTGCCATCAAGTAAATCAATGGCTGTGTAGAACCTTGCACTTGGGACTTTTGTGATGCTCGCAAAACCAGCTAAAATGTCTTTGCTCTTAGTGGTATCAACATTTTGTGCTGCAATCAAAAGGTCAGGAGTGATAAACAAGTGGCGACTCTCATTCGAAACTTCTGCATCATACATCGCACTTGTTGCTGTTTGCAATGCGTTAAGTACATCTGCTCCTGTTGCAAGACTGCCACTGACTTTAGTTCCCGCAAGTTTTGAGTATGTTGCAAACCTAAATGCGTCTTGCTCTGGGATGACTTTTGTTCTGATGAACTCTGCAGCAAGTTTTCCAAACGCAAGTCCTACTGTTTCCTCGTTATCCATTGAATCAATGCTGAATTTCCTTCCTCTGTCATAGTTGAATGTAACGGTTTGATAGGTCATCACAACATCCCCATTTACATAGCCACTATTGCGTCCATAGTCGCCTAATCCGTCCATATTCAATTTAGGAATACTGATCTCGTTTGCATTTGCTCCTTGCTTTGCAAGTATTGCATCGCTTTCAAGAATTGCAGTCCTTGCTTCAATCTGATATACCTCATCCAAGAGGTCTATATACTTCTTAAACTTTTCTATTTTGTTAGCCATAAATTAAAATCTCCTACTCTTTTTTAGGTGGCAACCCCATCGCTACTCTAGCCAGTGCATCATCATTAGACCCTCCGCTGTTTCCGCTCATTTGTGTAACAGTAGGTGGTTTTGCTTCTGTTTCGTCTTTTAATATGTCTGCCTTGTCTTTTACGAGTTCGGTAAAAATATCATCAAGATTTTTCCCCTTGCTTTCGTCTGTTCCCAACACTTCTCCCATTTTTGTAGCAATTGCATCACGGGTAATGTCGTTTACAAACTTTTTACTTGAAAGATAGTCTTTGACTTTTGACTGTCTTTCTATAGTGGCGATTTTTGTTGCACTCTCTTTTTGTAATTTTTCATTTTCTGCCTTGTATTTTTCAACTTCGGCTTTCACTTGGTCGTAATCTTTGAACTTTTCAATGGTTTTGTTTGCATTTTCAAGCCGGGCTTTGATATCGCCGTAGTCAGCATATTTTGCCTTCTCCCTGTTTATATCCTTACCATTTTCTGCCATAATCTTATCAATTATGTCAGCGTCCAATTTCAACCCTTCTAAGAAATCACGTTTCATTTATTTTTTCTCCTTAACGCATCGTTTTACGGCATTGCCTGCCTTTTGGATAGAAAAGGATTACGCGCCTTTCCTTCGCTATATACATATAGTCATGTTTTACAACATAACTGTTTATGTCAAAAAAATGACTATGCAGGTGCAAAGCATAGCCACCTACACAATTTACGTTTTGCTGTTAGATTGTGTACCTATATAGTCATTTTAATTTGCTTTTTTTTCAGATTTTTTTGGATTTTTTTTATTTTTGTGGGAAAATAGTATCTAGGTCTACGAAGGTAACAATGTCGTCTACTTTGCGTTTGTAAAAGAGCTCGTGCTGTATTCTCAAATAAAGGTAAGAAGTAAAGCTTTTTTGTATTGCAAAATCTGATACCTGTAAATACCTAGATATAATATATGTTATAGCGTTGTGTGCTTTTTCATTTCTATGGTATAGGTCTAACTTTGCTATATGCGGATTTTTCTTTGCTTGTACAGTGATGTAACGCTGGGCAATAGAAAGCCCGAGCTCATACATTTTATTAAGTGCTGTTTTGTCTCCGTGCTTAAAATCCCACTGATAATTCAATAAGCACTCATTATCACATTTTGGCTTTTCATAATATGGTAGATATGTATCTTGCTTCAAAGGCTTATTAAAATCAAAGTCTAATTGTTGGTATGGCATTTTTGATTCTGACGTATAATAGCTCTATAGCTTTGCCCTCTTAATTCTACCACTTCTGCACTCTCGGTTAAACGGTCAGCTGTTGCAATTCCGACATACTGCAAAAAATCCTTTTTTGTCTGATTACTTATCAAAATTGTAGGTTTCAGGCGATTGTAACGCTCATTTATTATCTGATAAATCATATACTGCTCTTCTATTGCAGATAGAGTGCGTCCTATTTCATCAATAATCAGAAGATTAGTTTGTCCGTAGTTGTGCAAGATATCAGCTTCTGTTTCCGTAGCCTTGAATGATTTTGCCCTTCTTATTTCCTCGACTATTGCGGAAGCTAGCCTATAAAGACCACCACATTCTCTAATAATTCCACAAGCTAAATGCGTCTTGCCAGTTCCTACATTTCCTAAAAATATTAGCGTCTGAAATCTCTTGCATTTTATTGCCTTAACAAATGAACGAGCTTTATTTGAAGCATGGAGCTTTTCGCTGTTATCTACCTTGTATGTGTCTAGGGACTCTTTAAAAAATTTTTCTGGGACGGTTTGTCTGTAATGAATAAGGCGTTTTTCTTCTTGTAGCTTTCGCTCACGCTCCAAAACAATCTCATCATCTTCTGGTGTAATATTAGATAGAATATTATTTAGCAATGTTGTAATATCTGCATGTTTCTTCATTTTCAAGACCTCTTTTACATCATATTCATAATTTCGTCTGGGACGCTGTTTTCATTTCCCCATAAAGCTCCTGTCCCATTTTGCTGTACACCTTCATTCTTTTGTCGCTGTTCCCATGTCCGTACACTTGCTTTCCAGTCTTTCATTTTTACTGTTCCTACTTTCCACCCTTTGCTTTCATAGAAGTCAAAAAACGAAGTAGCATCTACATTGTTTTTTCGCTCTGCACAGTAGGCTTTAATCTCTTCAATAGTGGGCTTTTCAAAAGTGGTTACTTTTTGCCTTTTGCTGGGCTTTTCAATAGCTTCTCTTTTTTCTTTTTTCGGATGTGCTTTTATCTCTTTTTGTTTGGATGCTTCCTTTTTGTATTGATTGCCTTTGTGTTTCTTTCCTGCAGTTGCTCGCTTTACCTTGATTGCCTCGTATTTCTCTCTTTCTTGGTCAATGCGTCTTGCAATTTTAATCCATAGTGCCTGCTCAAGTGTACCATCTGCTATCTTTGGAGATTCGTCATTTAGTGCGTAGTTAATGGTGTATATTGCAAACATTCCCTTGTATTCGTCAGGTAAATCTGCGATGTATTCGCTGTGAAAAACAAATGACTCCCTCATATTTATACCTCGTATTTCTGCAATTCTATTTCATATATTTTTTTGCATAGCTTTATAACTTCTCCCGTTTCCTTGCTTATGTCTAATGCTCCGTTACATTTTAATGAACATGTCATGCCCATATTGAGACGGTGATCAATTATAAAATCTCCATACTTAGCTCGATTTGCCTTAGTGTTCCCTATTCGGTGAGCCCCTTGCACTTGCCCTTCGCTCAAAGCTCGTCCGCATACTTGGCAAACACCACCGCTTATTGCTAGTGCATATTTGCGTTGCTCTTCTGTTGTATTCATTCTTTTATTCTCCTAGCAAAATAAATATGGTCTAGTTGCTGTTAAGACCTGAGTATTTGCACTTTTGAAAAAATCTTTTTTTATTTCAAATCCGTATGCTCTGCGGTTCAAGTTTTTAGCTGCTAAAAGCGTTATACCGCTTCCTGCTACAGGATCAATGACCACATCATTTTTGTCAGTAAAAATGCGAATTAAGTTTTCAATCACTTTTAATGGCTTTTGTGTTGGGTGGACTTTTGGGGTGTCGTTATCAGAGCTCCAATCAAGACAGTTAAAAATCATACGACCTTCGTTATTAAATTTAGGAAGTTTTTCACGGTAAAATAAAACTGCATATTCGCAGTTGCCAACTATCCGCATGTTTGCTTTTAATACCTGTGCAGAGAAGTTTTTTCTGAATACAAGATTTATGTAATTATTAAGTCCGTATTGCTTGCCAAGCTTTATGAGATCAAATTGCTGTTCAAAACTACAAAACACAATCATACAAGGGGCTTTCCCCTTTTCTTTTGGTTCTTTAATCAACATCCTGCTACAAAAGTGCATAAACTCAGCTGGCTTGAAATCTTTATCCGTATCAAAAAACTGTTTTCCTGCAAGTTCCGATTCACCTTTTTTATTGTCCCCACCCACATACCATGAAGGATTACTACCATATGCGTTGCTTCCAATATTGTATGGAATGTCCGCTATAATAAGCTGTGCTTTTGGAATGCCGTACACTTTGTAATTTTGAAAATGATCATTAAATAATTTTATCTGTTCCATATGTTTACTACCCATTCATTAACAGTTTTTATTTCATAACCTAACGCTTTTGCTACTTGCAATTCTAGCTCTACACCTTTTGATTTATACGGTGTTTCAATTATTGCAAGCCCTAAATTCCTGTGTTCACTTAAAATAATTAGACATTTTCTCATGCACTCTTCCCATGTCTGTAGTCCTTCACAAAATTTTATAGGGTCTAGTATTTCGGAATACCCCTCTTTTTGTAGCTTGCTATAGGCTGTTGCAAAATCCTCTTTATAGTTTGGATTGTTGCTTATTGCTCCGCATAAATAAAGTTGTTTCATTGTTTTTACTCCTGCAAAATAATCCCTAAATCTGCTGCCAGTAAGTGTGAAGCTTCTATCAGCTTTGCACACTCGTCTGTGCTACAATCTCGTTCTCGCTGGGGGATTATCTGTCCTCCAATTGTTTTATATGGGTATCCCATATTTTCAACTGCAATCATCTTTACAGCGTTTTTTACGCTTTCGTAGTCATTTCCCGTCTCATTGCATATCTGCATGATGTGTCCATTCAAATGGTGGTTCTGCGAGTCCTTGCCTGTCGTTCGCGGGCGTTTGGGTGGCTGTAATGTAACAAGTACAAAGTCGCTATGTTTATCACGACACTTTCTCAGTTCGTTTTTTATGCACTCGCTTGCTATTATGTCTTTAGGTGGTTCAAACGCTATCCTTCCTGCAATAACCACACGCTTTAATACATATTGCACCACAACTATACCCTCCCTTTAAAATATATCTAGCTTTTCCTGTGCTGTTTTCATGCTAACACGATTTTGTAGCTCTACTTTGATAATTTCGATAAGCTCACCAGCTGTTTTATCTTTTCGCATATCGCTATATGCTTTCATTTCGTCTTTTGAAAAAATAGCCTTGCCATCTGCACCTTTGCTACTTAATAGATTAGCTATTTCCCTTTTTTCAACTGGAGTAGTTTCCCCACCTTTTGGTTTAAAGGCTAACTTTGGCTCTACAATCTCGCCATTGAACATACCTTGTACCTTTTGAACTTCTGCTGGTATCCCTACAGGTTCTCTGTACTTTGAACCATCCCACCGTCCTGCATAGATGTCTGCTGCAACACCAAGCATTTTTAATGCCGTGCTGAATGCGTCTGTAACCGCCATTTTATAGCCTTCGTCATTGCTTACAGGAGCACCTTTTTCAATAGCTACAAGTTTACTTCCACCTATGCCAACTATTGGTTCACTCCACACATCTCCGTCTTTAACAAGTACTGCAACCTGTGCAAAAGCCAACTTTTCATCTTTTGCCCCCTGCTCTATCCATAGCTTTTGGATTTCATACTTCCAGCCAATCCCAACAAGTCCAAACTTTTCTGTCATTGCTTTGTATCGCCATTGTGGGTTAATGTCTGTTTTTCCTTTTAATCTTCCTGCTTGTATTTCACGTAGTGCGTCTTTTGGAGGACGTGCTAATGACTCGTATATGCTAATTGCATCTTCCATTTCTCGCCTCCTGACTTTTATAAAAATTACAAAAATCTTTGCATAGGCAATACTGGTCACACTTTCTACTAACTGCTGGTCTATATTCTACATAGTGGTTGTTTCCTAATTCCCTTACACATCGCTTAGCGTCCATTTCTGTGTCAAATACCCGAATTGCTGTCTTTCTACCTTCTTTCATAACTGCCCACTTATCATCATCAGCCCAGCGTTCCTCAGCAGTGCAGGGAGCGATTTCGTCATCACTCATGGTTTCTGCTTCTTCTATTTCACGAACTTTTGCATGAATTCGTTTCCCTGTAAGCTCCAAATCTTCAGGTGTTGTCTTAAATTCATACACAAAAACAGGAGATTGAGGATAGTTTTTATCAATTTTTGCCTTGCTCTTTGAATGGTCTTTTAACAATGCAATAAATCTGCATTTCTTAACATCTAGTCCGCTTTGTGTTAAAAGCCATGCATAAGTCATTCCTTGCTTGTGCCAATCATTAAAATCAGCGTACATAACTTTATAAACGCTTGCTGTCTTCCAGTCGTTTATAATCCCATTTTTCATGTCATAGCTGTCTACAACACCTGTAACATGGCTTTGAGAAACTTCGATGTCAAACTTTTCTTCGTGGAAATTATCGTCTTGTATTTTTTCAAAAAGTTCATGTACTGCTGTTCCCCATACTGCCCATACGTTATCAGCTGCGTCGATTGTAAACTCTTCCCAGTGTCGCTCTTGTAAGATAATTTCTTTTGTTCCTTTATTGAGTGTTGTTGCCGAATAGCAACCTGCTTTATTGTGGCGTTCTACACTTACAGCTTTCACAAAGGCTTCGGGTAGATGTAGATTATTGGTTACTTTCATTGCTCGCCACCTTCTGCTGTATCTACAACTTTGACGACAACTACATAATTATTATCTTCACATGGTTCTACACTAACTACTTCGAAATACTCCGTATCACTTGAATAGCCTTTTAACTTTTCACATATGTTGTAAATTACATTTTTCATTTTTTGCACCTCTTAATTTTTTAGGCTTACACGTTGCGCACCCGTTTAGCCTATAGAAACATGCAGGATTCGAACCCGCCTCAAGCGTCTAACACCCCTTGTGTACGTTTCTTAATTCCTCGTAAAATGTGAGCTATCACATCTACAGTCCAAGCATTACCAACTGCTGTATATCTTGCCGTGTCACAAACTCCTGCTGTGTAATTGTCTGGCAGAGTCTGCAACCTTTCATATTCTAATGGTGTGAGTTTTCTAGCTACTCCATTATCCATTACCTTTTTTTGATGATGACCACCACTGCACGCTGTAAGTGTGTGGCATTTGAAAGCAGAATTAAAAACACGCTTATGGATTTCGTGATTTTTAAAATCCATAGTTGCACATACCTGTTTAGTCATATCTACATTTTTAAGTGGGTAAGAGTAAAAATATTTTTTGTTTACATTGGACTCTAAAATGTCTTTAAGAACAGCCTTTGATTTTTCATATTTCTTGATAACGGGTATATTAGTCCAATAATAGCGTGGTCTACTTTGTGCTGAAAAATCTGCACTGTCAATGTAGATAGGAGCACAGCCTAAACATTCTGATATGACGGTCCTACATTCTGCTTTCATGCTAGAAACATTTTCAAACAAAAAATACTTAGGTTTGACTTCTTCTAAAGCTCTAACAAATTCAAAAAATAATTTACTTTTCCCATTAAGATTTTCTCTTGTTTTGCTCTGTATGATGCTTAAAGATTGACAAGGACTACCGCCTATTAGAAGCTCGTAACCCCTATACTGCGTAAAATCCGCAGTCCTTACATCCCCCTTATGTTCGATTTGTTTGTAATTCTTTTTGCTGATTTTAATCGCATTAGATTCAACTTCATAAGCTACGTATTTTTCTACAAAAACACCCACTCGCTCTAGTGCAATCATTCCACAACTTATGCCATCAAACAAACTCAATACTCTCATTGTTTAATACCCCTTACGTACATTATCTCATTTATTGTTTTTGCATTCCCTTAAATACAATTATTAGCTTGTAATAAGGCTAGAGCCTCATTTCCACTGTGAGCCACAAAGGCAACTCCACCTTTTCTGTTGATATCCTCTATCCTATCTTTCTGTGCTAAGGATAGCCTGCTACCTATAGGTCTCTTACACTCTATTGCTACAAACCGTCCCTGTTTGTCGTAGCCTTCAAAATCGCAAGTTCCCGCATTGGCTGTCTTTATGTAGCGACGATTTTTGCCACTTCCAATCGCAAAGCACCCTGTATTTATTCTTTGAAGTTTTATGCCAGTAAGCTCAATTATTTCTTTGACTTGCTGGACTACAACTTTTTCGTGTATGTCATTTGTTCTTTCTAAAGGCATGCCCCCCCCCAATGTCCATGCTTTATGTTTCGCTTTTTCTATGCTCGCATAGTAAAAATCAACCTTTCGACGAAACTCAAAAGGAGTTTTTACTACCTCGTTTTTATATGTTTTGAAATGTAATTTATTGTTTTTGATTGTTGCTGTTATGTTTCGATAGACGAAGTAAAAGTCTAGTCCGTCTACTGTTTTTTTGAAGGTATAGTCGAGACCGTTCTCTTTTTGCCATTCGCTGAACCTTTTTACAAAATCTTCCCTACTGATTTGTCGTTCGGTGTAAGCTTCGAAGATGTCTTTCGGATAATTTATCATTTTGCAGCCTCTTAAAAAAAAGCCAGCTTAAGGATTGCTGCATTATCCCTAAGCTGGCTTACTTTACGAGTTCTCGTATTAGTTACTCGTACCAAGACGGGCAACTAGTTAATGCAGCCAAAACTAGGTGTCCGTTTCTCCCAGTTTGACTACTTTTTCCCTTGTTGTTGATAATTTTTTATAAAATTCCTTGACAATTGTTTCTGTTTATGGTATAAAGATGATGTGTAAGCCACGAATTCCAGTTATGACAACTTGCTAATTTGCGTTTACAGAACACCCAATAATGTAAGTCCCTTGAATCAGAGGATTAGGATAGAGAATAAGG